TGCGGGTCCTGCGGCCCGGTCTGGCCCTGGCTGATGAGCGGGATATTGCTGGCTTCCTCGGCCAGCTTGAAGCCGTAGTTGATGATGGTCATCAACTTGTCCGTGAGGTTCGGAAACTCAACAGCCATGAAGACCTTGCGCACATCTTCCACGCTACTGCCCGGTACGGTAAGCCACACTTTGTCGGGCACGATCCTCCAACTTCCGTCTGCCGGGATGATGGAGCCTTGATCCACCACGATCTGAGATCCGGAGCTGATACCGGCGTTATCGAACAAGCGTCGGGTACCAGAGTTGACTGCAGTCTGCGCCAGACTGACCTGTTCGGCGATGCCGATTCCGGCCCAGTGCCCGGACCTGCGGCTCCACGGCATGGTGCGGTACGGGAACTTGCCGGACTCCAGCGGATTGACCGTCACCCGGATCACGGTGTCGTTCACCAGCGTGATGATGCAGTAGACGTGCTGGAGCTCGTCGGGCAGGTCGTCGTCACCGATGGCGGGCTCGAAGTCCAGGAAGTCCTGGCGCTTGAGCATGCCGTGCATATACCAGATCTCATACTGGCTATCGTTGACGCGCTCGGCCGGGTTGGTACCGCCTTCGGTGCGGCACTTGTCCGGTCCTTCCTTGATCACCTTGTCGATCTGATCGGCGATGTAGTAGGACTTGCCGGTGATGGGGTCGCGTTCCTGCTTGAGCTTGCGCAGCGCGGCCTCGGCCACGAAATCGCGCTCGAAGATGTAGTCACCGCTGTGGATGTCCTCGCCGCAGGCCTTGTGCGGAAACAGGTTCCAAGGGCTGATCCACTTGTAAGACGGCTTGACCTGCACCGAGGCGGTGAACTTGGCTACCCCACCTTCGATACTGAAACTCTTGGATTCCCGGGTTTCCGGGAACGGAGCCTTGAGGACGCCGACGCCGATGCGGCCACTGTCGTGCATGACCTTGCGCATCTGCATCGGGTAGCGGCTTTCCACCATCCAGTCGTAGATGCGCTGCTCGGCTTTGTCTGCGGCTGCCGCAGCCTTGTCCATCTCGGCCTTGGCGATGTCGCCCACCGTGACAGGTACTTGCTGTGGCGCCTGGCCGGACTGGGACGGCTGCTCGGCGGCCTTCATCAGGAGCTGGCCTCCCGGACCCTGCACCGGCGTCGGGTCATCCTTGCGGTTGATCAGATCGGGAACCGGCGTCGGGCCCAAGCTGAATGCCTTGTCGTCAATCGGCAGGACGATCTCGCAGATACGGGAAACACCCATATCGACGTAGCGCGCGGTGAGGCGCACAAAAGCAGTGCTGCGGTGGTCGTCGTCAGCCTTTTTGCTGCTGGCCCGGGTCAGCGGACCAACCATGCTGGTGGGCTTGTTCCACTTCGGCCGGTTCTCCGGTCGGTTGCTGTCGTCGATGCACTGGTAGGCGTCTTCACAAGCCGCCCAGACGTCCTCGATACCGGATTCCCGGCGTGCCTTGACGGACTCATCGCGAAGTCGTGAGATGACGGTGCTCAGTTCCTCTAGGCGTTGCTCGCGGTCTTCCGGTGAGCGCTCCGGTGACTGCTGGTCCTGCCCGGGCTCGCGCGTACTGCGGCCCTGCAGTTCATCCGGCAGGTCGGGATCGTAGGCTTCGAAGGCCATGGATTACTTGCTGGCGTACAGCGTCACGGTCCAAGTTGCGCCGACGCCGGCCGTGGTCAAGTTGGGACGCACAAACATCGGGTGCTCGTTCACCTCAGCGCCACCGGATGCGGTCAGCGTTGCCGCCGTGGTGCCGCCGACCTTGGTCAGCGGATACCAATTGGTGCCGTCGTTGCTGCCCTCGAAGGCCAGCGTGGCACCACCTGCCGCACCGGTCACAGCCTGCCAGTTGATCTTGTCGAAGCCGGAAACGTCAACACCGCGGCCATCGGGCGTAGCGGTCAGCAACGTCCAGGTCAGCATTAGGGACTGACTGGGCCTGGCGGCGGGGGTGTTGTTCGGTGTGATGACAGAGGGTGTGACAGCCATATGCGGCTCCTATGAATTGGGGTCAGCCCAGCATTCCGGCAGCGGGGTTGCGGGACTGGAAGGCTGGGATGCGTGGTGTTTCTCGACGCTGGCCTTGCGTGACGGCCTGGATGCCACCGGTCTCCATCGCTGCGTACTGCAGCGCATCGTGTGGATGCGAGAAGCGGTTCTTCACCGGCTCATCGGTGTAGCGCTCATCGCCAGTGACTTGGATGCGTCGGTACTTGTAACCGCCATTGAATCCCTTACGCAACGTCTTGCAGTCCTCATCGAGCAGGAAGGCCGGCTGGCCAGCGGTCAACTTGGACAGGAACCATGCCACCGCACCGCGGCGCGGTTGGAAGGCGTTGCTCTTGGCGGCCCGGATCTTGAGGTTCTTGGCACGGACTTCCTGGAAGCAGGATTTCTCATCGGTCTGGGCCTTCTGTTCACCAGCTGGATCGCCGATGAGCAGGATCATTTCGTCTTTCTTCTGCCACCAGACGTTGTAGTTGGTGACCAGATACGGAATCAGCAAGTCTTCCATGAACTGCCGAATCGCCATGTCCTCGCCGCACAATTCGTCAAGCACCAGCAGCCGGCCCTTGGCGTCTGTCTGCGTGATGACGGCGGCAGGGGTCAGGCCGAAGTCCAGGCCAATGACCAGCTTCACGCCTTGCAGCGGGTAGATCTGGCGCACATGCAGCGCCTCGTTGAACTCCGGGTAGACCGGCTTGCCGTCGTGCACACTGCCGTACTGGCCTAGAATAAAGACCTTGATCCACTGCTCGGTCTTGCCGGCCACCTGGCGCAGCCAGTAGCCGTAGCCCATGGAGTGGTTCTGGACGTTCTCGGCCTCCGGGTTCGGCATGTACTTGCCGTCCGGCGTCTTGATCAGCGCCCCGGGCTGGGCGAAGAACTCGTAGAGCGGCTGGCCTTCCTGCATCAGCCCCATTTCCACCAGTTGGCGCACAAGGTCGGCGCGCTGCTCCAGCTCCTCGGACGTGGGCTCCTCGGCCAGCATGTAATACCAGTGGTCGTCGTCCGGCGAGTTGGTATCCATGATCACTCCGGACCATGTGCAACTGCCTTGGGCCTTACTGGGAAAGCGCCCGACGCGGCCGGTGGCCATGTCGAACACCGCTTTCGGCAGCTCGCTGACCTCGTTGAGCCAGATTCCGGTCAAGTCCAGTGATTTCAGCTTCTTGACGTCATCCGGGCGGTCCAGCGACAAGAACAGTAGCTCGATCTCGACCTTTGTGCCGTCCGGCAGCACACGCTCAAACACCGACACAATGGGGGCACTGAACACCGTCACGGCCCCGGGTGCCCAGTCTTCCCAGGTCTTGATGGTTGTTGACTTGAGCTCCGGGTAGCTGTTACGCACCGCAGCCCAGCGGGTCCGGCGCACGCCGTTGAAAGGCTCCTGCTCAACCCCGCGGCGGATGATTTCCATGCAGCAGGTTACGGACTTGCCGGTGCCGATAGGCCCGCGCAGGCCACGCACAAACGCGGTGGATCGGTGAAACTTCTTGGCGGTTGGCTCGGCGTTGTAGACGATGGCCATCAGAAGTTCATCACGATGTCGCCAACTGGGCCACCGCCCCCTCGCTTGTCGTCAATGCCGTAGGCCACGCGCTCCATGGCAACCAGCTTCTCCAGCATGTCGGTCAGCTTCTTGGCGCTGTCTACTCGGCCAGCAGTGGACAGGATCTTGTCCAACGTCTCGCGCATCTTGCGGACTCGCTCTTCCTCGGCCTTGCTTGGCTTGTCGCCCTTCTCGTCCACCAACAACTCCATCAGTTGCTCGGCCAGGTAGCCGTGGGTGGTCAGGCCTTCGATCTCGCCCAGCAGGGACTTGAACAGTTCTCGAGCACGCCGGATGTCCTCGCGGTGCGCCAGCCGGACCTGGAACTGCTGGTCAGCGTTAGCTTCGACAATGGCGTCTTCGCTAACTTTTTGCTCAGCGCTTACTAACTTGCGAACCGCTGCCGCGCTAACCTTGTCCTCGGCCTTCTGGCGAATACGGGCCGTCAGGTCTCTGGTCCATTTGTCGCGCTTGGCCCGCTTGATGATGCCGGCATCGGAAACCCCGAATTCAGCACCGATGTCCTTGAGGGAGCGGATACCGGCGCGGTAGTGGAGCTCTACCTTGTCCCATTCGATTGACTTGCCGGATTCGGTGTCCGGCTTCTTGGTGGCCATGCTCTCAGCCGCCGAAGCCCAGAATCCCCTTGACAGTCCGCATGAAGGTGAGGGGATCGGCGTCCTGGCTGGTGCCTTGGGCTACGCCTTCGATCATGTTGTGGATCTGGTCCACCAGGATGTGGTCACGGGTTCGATTGGGCAGGCCGTTCCATTCTTTGACGCTGAGGCCGCTGGCGACATGGGCGGCGGCTACTACCGTGCCTAATTGGACGTCCTGGCCGCAGATGAATAGCGTAGACGGCAAGAGGTTGGTCCCGTACAGAAGATCGGCGAACTGGTTGGAAGCAGTGGGGATTCCTGTTTGCACCAGCGTCTCTGGTTCCGTGGGATCCGGCAGCGGCCCAAGTTCCTCAAACCCCACCCAGTCGCCCGGGTAGGTCTCGGCGTGCAGGAAGTCGGCGATCTGCTGGAGGTTGTCGAATTCCTTGATTTCCAAGGTGGCGTTGTTGCGTACCGTGATCTTGTCGGTCATGGTTCTTCTTTCGGGTGGTTCAGACGGGGTGGTGGGGAGTAACACCGGGCGGGAGGATCAGCGGGCTGGTCGGTACTTCCGGTGCCGCGGTGTCGTCCAGCGGCTCTAGTCCGCCGTTAGCGACGTTCTGGATGCGGTTGGCGTCGTCAATGACGGCCTGCGCTTCGGCTCCCGTGAGTTCCTTGACTTCGCTGGCTTCCTTGACGGCACCGAGTTCGCTCAGGTACTTGATGATCAGGTTGGCGGCCTGGTGGGCGTTGGATTCGACTTGGAATCCGCCTTCCAGGAACAGCGACAAGTTCATGTCGCCTTCTACGTCGTCCAGGGTGAGGATCGCCTTGGGCATGATCAGCGGGCCTTGTAGCCGGCGTTGAATTCGGCATCGGCCTGTCCGCCGTCGTCGGGCATCTTGCCGTCGTTTCGTAGGATCTCCAGCGCCAAGGTCAGTGCCTCTTTGGGGCTGCCGACTTCGCGGAAACCGTCATCGGCTTGTTCGCCTGCTGATTCGGCCATCTCACCGCCTTGGCCGGCTTCGGCCGCCTCTTCCTTGTCGGTCTCCACGCCGACACTCAACGTGCCGTCTTTCGCTTTGTGGATGATCACCAAGAACCCGTCCAGGCTGTCGCTGGGCTGGGCGGCTTGATCGCCTTGGTCTGCGCCGGGGCTCATCTGGCCCATCTGGGCGCTGTCCATGTTGTCCATCGGGGGCATGTCGTTCTCCTATTTGGCCAACACTTTGTTGGCGCGGGCGTTGATCTTGTCCATCGTGGATTTGCTGATGCGATGGCGGTTGTAGGCTTGTCGGGCACGGGCCTTGGCGTTGGCGGCGTGACTCCGGTTATTCACGGGATAGCTGCGGTCCGGGCCGGCAAAGGCGGAATCTGGCAGGGCATTACGCTGCTTGGCGGTGAGTGCAGTCATGGTGACTCCTGGATGCGCCCTTGCGGGCTTACCGGGGAATCCCGGCAGGGCGCGGCCGTTAGCGCTCGCGCCACGCTTACACGACCGAGGCGAGCCGTGGAAGAACCCGGCGGGGAGTTAGTCCGCCAGAGCCGGCGTGCTCGGCTGTGGTGTTGGTAGCAGTGCTTTAGCCGCCGCGTCCCTTCGCAAAGCCGGCGTTGAATTCCTTGTTTGCGGCGGTCTGCTCGGCGTCTTTTTGGGCGGCCCATTCTTCCGGCGTCATCGGTGTGTCGCCTTCGGCCTGCGCCTGTTTGACATGGAGTTGATACTCGCGGCTGGCCAGCGCTTGGCGGGCCTTTTCAGCCATCCCTGAGCCCAGGGTGATTTTGTCTGCCATTGCTGACTCCACGGTGTATGAGACTTCACCAAGCACCCCTGCGGAGTCCGGAAAGGTGACAGAGCATCCGCAGGGGCTTGTTGCTTGGCTACTTCGCTGATTTGCCCATCAGCAGGGCCATGCCTTTTTCGCTGGTCCAGCCGGTGAGAATGCTGGTGCGATGTCTGGCGTCCGCATTGCGGCGCTCGACCTGGCGGCATGGGTTTGGGGCAGGTGCAGGGTCGAACCGGGTTGGCTCACGGCCTGGTGGGGTGTGGGTTCGCCCTGACTTGATGTAGCCGGGCTTCCACCGGCTGCGGCTGCTAAGACCTCTGCCATCCGGGCCACGGATGTTGGGTCGCGCGAGTCGGTGCCGCCCCGACGTCTCCGGGTCAGGGACCGGGTGCTCTTACGTTTCTGAGCTATCGCGCTGAAAATGAAAAGGGCCAGCGGTTAGGCTGGCCCTAGTGCCGAGCATGCTAGACCCGGCTTGCTGGCCCACTACGGCCAGCCTTATCTATCACCATCAAGGTAACCCGCCAGTCCGCCTTTGGATCGGCGGTTGCGCTGCTGGTGGGCTCCCTTGATGGCCCTGATTTCAGGATTTTTGAAGGCACCCATCCCATGCAGGGCGGGCACCTTTGGTCTTGTGTCGGCAACACACCGACTTTGTACGGGCTCCAGCAGTGTAATTTTTCCTCGCGCGTATTGCAAGGTTTGCTGGAAAAATCAAGTTTTTTCTGTGGTGTCGTTGCTTTTTTGCCATGGCGGGGGCTGTCGCCGCAACGTCATCGTTCCATCTCCGTTGTCTCGGAAGATCTGAGCGGCGCGGCGCATGATGTTCGGCCCGCTCAGTGGGTCAAGTGCCTGGATGCGCTGGTGCAAGTCCCGCAGAGGTGAGAATGGCTTTGGTTTCTTCATGGTTCACTCCAGGTTAAGACTCGGTGCCAGCGCGCGCATCGCTGCCGGGCCTGCATACCCGGATGCCCGGGTCATCTCCGATACCATCCAGCGCGCAAGTTCGCGCCACTCGGGTTTGATGTTGCGCTCGAAGGGGATCTTGCGGCTGCCACGGCATGCCAGGCATTCGCGGTCGCTCAGGGTCTTGGTGCCCGGGATCAGGGCGTAGCCGCGGCCTTCGCAGGCTTTGCAGGTGCCATCGCGATGCCAAGCCAGACAGGCGCGGGCAAGGTCTGTGCACTCCACCAGTTTGATCTTCAACTTGATTTTGAAGCTGTGCGCGTGCGCCATCTCGGCCAGCATCCGCACGATGTCATAGACCGCGTTGTTGTCCCCAGCGAACAAGCGCTCCAATGGAACAGCCAGCGGGCACGGCCTCACTGGTGTGCCGTCGCTGGTGCGGCCAGTGGTCAGCGCACGGTCGGCCAAGCCATAGGCGCCCAAGGTGTCGCTGTCGCTCATGCGGGTCTTGGCGTCCACGCCGAGGTTGCTGCTGTGCACGGCGCTGGCGTAGCGGTTCTGGATGGTGCTCATGCGGGGCCCTTCAGTAGTTGTTCGTACATGTTCGGATGGACGATGAGGAACTTGGTGTCGTCGAGCGCTTCTCTCATCGCTGCGGTGCAATACCGCTGCGCGTCCAGAACGCAGTCCTGGCTGATGATTGAAAAGCCGTAGAGGCTTCCGATCTCTCCCCTGTAGATCGGCGGCGGCACGATGATCTTTCGCACCGGCATCAGGATCTCGGCCTTGACGATGGCCGGCGCCATGCCGGCGGCGAGGATGCTGCCGAGGAAGCTGCGACGGGTAGTCATGCTCTCGCCTTTCTCTCGTTGCGAGCGCGACGTCTTTGGTAGGCCTCCAGAAACACCCTGTATTCAGCCTCATCCTGCACTTGAGACCAATACGAGCCAGTAGCTGCATTC